CGTACCTAACCCAACAGGCTATGTAGTCAATGTACTATTTACTGTTTCTGGTACAGACGGTACTCATACAGCCGAAATTGATAGCAACATTAACTTTAATCCGCAAGAGGCACAACCAAACTTTACGCCTTACAACGAATTAACAGAGGCTATTATTTTAGGATGGATTAATGAGGCTACTGACAATCAAGCTAATTACTATGCCAATATTGACGGACAAATTGCATCAATGGTGACACCGCCCATTTCACCATTTATCACACCGCTGCCTTGGGCAACACCAGCGGCATAATTTAGGGCAAGCCAGCAGCCCATCTTGCTGGCACATTTAGGAGAATGAAATGAGCGAAAACACGAAAAAAACTCAAATCACGATTAATGATGTTAGTTATAACTTTGAAGATTTAACGCAAGAGCAACAAACGCTGTTTAATCATTGTATTGATTTAGATCGAAAGATTAGCTCGGCAGCATTTAATCTTGATCAATTGCAAGTAGGTAAACAAGCTTTTATTAAGCTACTTGAAGAGTCACTGGCTAAAGCTGTTGAAGAACCTGCTCCTCCTGTTCAATAATGCAAGATAACTTAGAAACTTCAGCGCATTTTGCCACTGCTGTTTATAGTATCAGCAAGCCTGACTTTTTACCGTCAGTGCTTGCTGTTTTTGATGAAGCAATTAAAAAACAACAGCAGTTAAAAGAAATCAATGCACTCTATCCTGTCTATATGACAGGAAATTTGTATATGGATCCACGATTAAATGATTTCAGCACTTATATTGCATCTACCGCATGGAATGTGCTGAACTCACAAGGCTATAAGATGGACGATAAGATTACTTATTTCCATTCTATGTGGGGACAAGAGCATCATAAAACATCAAATATGGAAGAGCATGTTCATAGTGATGGTGTGCAAATTGTAGGCTTTTATTTTCTAGATTGCCCAGAAAATAGTTCGCATATGATCTTTACTGATCCTCGAGTAGGTAAGAACTTATTAGGAATGGTAGAAGCGGATCCTACCAAGATCAGTATGGCATCTGCTCATATTAGCTTTAAACCTGAAGTCGGTAAATTGTATTTAACCAATGCTTGGTTAGCACATTCTTTTTCACGGCATAACAACGATAAACCATTTAAGTTTATTCATATGAATCTGTCTGTGCAACAAGCACCTCCTAAGCAAGAGGTGACAATTGTATGATGAACAAGTACTTGGTCAGATACAACAAAACACGAGGACAGCCAGGAAGAGGAACAATTGAACATGTATGGAGAGTATTTGAAAATGGTAAAGAATTTTTATGCAAGCATATCAAAATTGAAGTTTCTGTCCACGATGAAAGAACTGGTGAAGACTGGTCTCTCTGCGGTTATGGCTATATGGAAATCAATAAAGAAGAATCCCTAATCACTATTAAAGCTACTAAGGAGTAATCATGCAATTCTTAAAAGAAATTGAAGCACATTTAGAAAACTTTGAGTCAAAAGCCAAAGAAGAAATTCAAAAGTTTATTGACCATTTATATACAAAGTATCAACCGGTGACTGATGCAGTAGTGCCACCTCCTGCACCATTGACTGTTACTACTCCTGTGCCAGCACCTGTGACTTTGGTTCCAGTTTGTGCACCTACAGCGGATGCAACTCCAGAGCCGGCATCTGAACCTGAGCCAGCATCTGAGATAACAGTGACGTTACCTGAAGACAATACATCTGAAGTAACAATCACTCCAGCACCAACTACTTGCGCACCTGCAGCTGAATAAAGTGTTTATCATGGATCCAATAGAACTACAAATTAACGAAACAGACAAGCGTCTAATGGTCCATGAAGCTGTTTGTGCGGAGCGCTATGAAGGTATTCAAGATGCACTTGCTAAAGGTGTTAAACGTATGCAAAAAATTGAATATCTTTTATACGCAGTCATTGCTGCTGTCCTGTTAGGCCCTAACTTTGCAGCTAAAATGTTAGAAAAGTTTATAGGTGGATAATGCCTGAATTCTTAACTCATCTCGTTACAGGTAAAGATAATAAAACTCATGACCTTGGTCGGTGGACTTGGTTAATTGGGTTTATAGCAGTTATCTGTATTGCTGCATATGAAGTACTTCAAGCCAAGTCTATCAGCTTAACAGAGTTTGCAGAAGCTTTAGGCATTGTCTCTGGAGCTGGTGGGGCTGCTGTAGCTATGAAACAAAACTCGGAGCCGCAGTAATGTTTCCACTACCTATTTCCACTTATATCTATATTGCCATAGCACTTGGCACTGCATTCATTACTCATAGAGTTGATGGCTATTATTCTGAAAAAGAAAAATTAGAAGCTGTGCAGCATGTGGTTGAAGTACAAACTAAAGTGGCCAATGACCAAGCTATGATTAGCCAACAAACACAAAAGGACAAAGATGATTTACAGACTCGCTATGATAATGCTATTGCTCAGCTTAGAGGCTTGCGCAACACAAACCTTTCAAACGGTCAATCCTCCAGCTTTGCAATACCAAGTCAAGGACTCCGATTACTTGAATCAGATGCAGAAGTTCTTATCGGATTTGCAAGACAATGCCAAATCTCAGAAATAGAACGAAATGATGTTATACAAAAATACAATGCTTTGATGGTGGCTAAATAATGGATATGGTCGACGTTTTAGCTAAGATTTGGCCTATGGTAATAGGCTTTGTTGCCTTGGTAATTGCTTTAGCTAAGATGGATGTACGGATTGGCGTACTAGAAGAAAAAGTTAAAAACCTTTTTGAGCTTTGGAATAAAAAATGACAGAAAACTTTGATCATTCATTAGACTTAGTGCTTAAGTCAGAAGGTGGGTTTGTTAACAACCCTAAAGACCCAGGCGGAATGACTAATTTAGGCGTAACAGCATCTACATGGGCAAATTTTAAAGGGCGTAATACTAATGAAAAAGAAATGCGATCTCTTACAAGAGATGATGTCGCACCTTTGTATGAAAAGAAATATTGGGATGCTTGTAAATGCGATGACCTGCCTTCTGGCGTTGACTACCTTGTATTTGATTTTGCAGTAAACTCAGGCCCAGGGCGGTCTGTCAAAATACTACAAAGAGCTCTTGGTCTGCCTGAAGACGGTGCTGTTGGTCCTGTCACAATTCAGACCATTGATGTCATGGATAAAATAGAACTAATTGCTAGGTTCTCAGATGCTAAGAAGCAGTTTTATGAATCATTACCAACTTTTGCTACTTTTGGCAATGGTTGGTTAAAACGAGTTGATGAAGCTCGTGTTAATGCTAGTAATATGTTAGGATAAAAAATGGCTACCTCCTGTACTCCCGCATGTACCGCAGCAGCGGCAATGACTTACAATAGTCTGATTACTGATGTGACGCAGTACTTAGAGCGGAATGATACAGCTGTTGTTAATCAGATTCCTCAGTTCATTATGCTGGCTGAGTTTGAAATTGCACAAGAAATCAAAACACTTGGTCAATTAAGTGTAGTAGAAAGTACTATGAATGCAGGTAATCCTGTTATTCCTAAGCCAGCAAGATGGAGAAAAACCACATCATTTAACATCACCAATGCAGGGGTGAAGCAGCCTGTATATCTTCGTAAGTATGAATATTTGAGAAATTATGCACCAACTAGTGGCGCAACTAGTGTTCCTTTATACTATTGTGATTATAATTATGATAACTGGTTAGTCGCTCCTACGCCTGATCAGGCATACACATTTGAAGTTCTTTATTATGAGAGGATTCCGCCTTTGTCTTCATCAAACCAGACAAACTGGATCACACAGAATGCACCAAATGTGATGCTATATGGAACGCTGCTTCAAGCAATGCCGTTCTTAAAGAATGATCAAAGACAAATATTCCAACAGAAATATACTGAAGGAATGCAAGCTCTCAAGTTGGAAGATCAGCTCCGTCTTGCTGATAGACAAGCAATTGCTCAGGATAGTTAATTATGACTACATATACCAATCCGTTTACTGGTCAGACCGTATCACCTGCTCAAGTATCTTATGAATCATTAACCATCTCAACAAACACCACATTACAGTGGCCTGTGAATGGTACAAGTTCTTCACTTACGACTGCAAATATTATAGAAGTGACCGCCACTACAGGCGGATTAGAGTTATTGTTACCAGTAGCTACTCAAGTCTCTGTAGGTGAAGCTGTTATTATTCGTAACGTTGGATCAAATTCTTTTACTGTTACAAATAACAGTGGCGGAACCATCATTAACATTGCTTCTGGCATTGCAGAATACATCTACTTAACCGATAATACAACCGCCAATGGTATATGGTCAACTATTACTTTTGGTGCAGGCACATCATCTGCCAATGCTTCAGCTCTTGCCGGTTATGGTCTATATCCAATTACTACAACGTTGAATCAGCAGTATGTTACGACCAACTATTATTCAAATCAGACTTTAGATGCTACCAATCGAGCTGAGTTCATAGTCTGGTTAGGAGGCGCAGGTACAATTACACTTCCTCCGTCTGCAACTGTAGGCAATGGTTGGTTTGCCATGATTGCCAATGATGGCACAGGCATCTTAAACATTGCACTTCAAGGTACTGATACAATAGATGGTAATACATCTAAGCAATTACAAATTTCTGAGTCATTTGTGGTTGTGTGTAATGGTTCTGGATTTAATAGCTTTGGTTATGGACAAGCTACTCAGTTTGCATTTACACAGTTAGCACTTGTAGTCTCTGGTGGAACACTGACTGAGACTAATGCACAAGCATCTAACTTAATTCAAGAGTTTAGTGGTAACTTAACATCAAATCAAATCATTGTTCTCCCTTCTACTGTTCAGCTATATTCAGTTACCAATAATACAACTGGCTCGTTTAACTTAACATTTAAGACTGTAGCAGTCGGTGGTGCAACTGTTACAGTGCCACAATCAACTAGTGTGATTCTAATTTGTGATGGCACCAATGTTTATAATGCGACTTCAGGTGCAGTTAGCTCGATTACTTCATTGACTTTAGGCAATGGGTCTACATCAGTACCATCATTAAAGTTTACTGGAGACCTAAATACTGGTATTTATTTACCATCTACTGGAACATTTGGTTTTGTTGTCGGAAATACAGAAGTTGGTTACTTTGATAATACAGGATTCTATGCATTTAATGGTATTAGCGGAGGAACATTTTGACTGACAATGTTATCTCCCTCAATATTCCTGCAGGAATTCAGCGAGACGGTACTCAGTTTGACTCACCAATGTATGTTGATGGGCAATGGGTTAGATTTCAGCGTGGTCGTCCTCGTAAGATTGGTGGGTATAAAGGTATCTTTTTAAGCGCAGTTGAAATTAGTCGTGGTATGACCATGCAATCACAGCAAGGTCTAAACTATGGATATTCAGGATCACAAAGTTATTTACAATCTTGGCAAACTGATAATGATGATGGTGTCGGATCAGGTCCAACCAATATTACATTAAATAACTTTACTGCAAATGCCAATAACTTATGGCAATTTGATATTGGATATAACTCTAATGGCACAGGTCAGCTTCAAGTGGTTGCACATCCGGGTCAGAATTTAACTGATATTGATAGCACTATTAATATTCCTGTACTGTCAGGCAATTTTCCATATGGTGCTTTATCCAAAGTTGGTGTCTTTACAGCAACAGGAGCACTAACTGGCACATCATTTGTGATTAGCTCTGCTAACTATAAAATTGGACTAGGTCAGACAGTCACAGGTGCTAGCTTACCTGCAAATACAACAGTTACTCTTGTGTCGGTTGTAGGCGCTACTACCACTGTGACTTTAAGCAGTGGTGGTGGTTCAGGTACACAAACATTGACATTTGATAATAATATCTCTGTGTCAGGTGGTGCATGTATGATCTATCCGTACCTTTTTGTGTATGGGAATAATGGCTTAATTCAAAATAACTCAGCAGGCGACTTTACAAACTGGACAGGTGCTGATTCAAACGCAAATAATGTATCAAGCACTAAGGTGGTCAAAGGCATTGCACTTAGAGGTGGAACCACATCACCTTCAGGCTTGTTTTGGTCACTTGATCAACTTACTCGTGTGTCGTATAGTCCTACTACTGTAGGATCATCTGTATTATATTGGCGGTATGACATTATTAGCACGCAGACA